GACAAGGATGGCGTTCAGCAGGTTTACACCTCTGGCGGCAGTCCCAAGATCCTCGTGGTTGGCCCTGCACTCAAGCAGACCGTTTCGGCCTTCGCTGGTATCGCAGCACAGCGTTACATGGCTCCTTCTGACGCACCGACGACCATCATCGGCGCGGCTGATGTGTACCTGAGCGATTTCGGTTCGATCTCTGTAGTTCCAGATCGTTTCGTTCGTAGCCGTGACGCGTTCATCCTTGATCCGGAATACGCAGCAATTGGTTATCTGCGTCCCTTCCAGACCAACGAGCTTGCCAAGACTGGTGACTCCGAGAAAACTCAGATCCTTGCTGAGTTCACGATGGAGATGCGTAACGAGGCTGCTCACGGCATCCTGGCTGACCTCAAGACAGCGTAACAAAAACTGTGGTAAAAAAGAGGGAGGCGTAACAACCTCCCTTTTTTTATGCTCAAAACTAAATTTCATGCAACCGACGACCAGTATGTCTTTGAGCGAACTCAAGACATCACGGATATTGTCGAGCAGAATAAAGCACTCTATAACGCCACTGACGAGCGCGAGCGTTGGGGTGAGTGGACGCGGTACGCTCAATTGCCCTTTGCGGTGGTTGACGATCTAAACAAACAAGGGATCATGCGAGGCTTTGCTGTCGCAGACGAGAAGAAATTTAGGGCGTGGATGAACGACCCTGAAAACAGACACTTCAGAACTCGCCCAGGAAAAGTATGAAGATAGCTCTTTGTGTTCCATGTCGGGACACGATGATGACGGGGACATCCTTCGATATGGCTCGTCTGGCAGCATACGACGGGGCCAATAGATGCGCGTTAACAGGAGGATCGTTCCTTTTGTACACAGCCCCAGGCACTCTTATATTCAGTCAAAGAGAGTCATTAGCCAAAGAAGCGTTAGCAGACGGTGCTGAGTACATCCTTTGGGTGGACTCTGATATGAGGTTCCCCAAGAACACGTTAGAACGACTATTAGCTCACGGCCAAAAGATTGTCGGGGTGAATGCAGTCACGAGACGTAAGCCAGTTTTGCCGACAGCGATAAACTTTCACGAGGATAAAGAGATCTTCGAGAAGATCGAGAGTCGAGGCAAGAAGGGTATCGAAGAGGTGACTGCTGTGGGTTTTGGGGTTGTGCTAACCCATAAGTCTGTGTTTGAGGCTATGCCGCAGCCTTGGTTTGATGTAGTATGGGGGGCGGGTGGTCTAATTGGCGAAGATGTGCATTTTTGCGTGAAAGCCCTAGACCACGGGATAAAGACTTTCGTGGATCACGAATTGAGCCTCGAAATAGGACACATCGGGACGCACGAATACCGGTGGAGCGATGTCGAATATGGCCCTAAGCACTTACAGCGAACTTCAGACAACGATAGCTAATTATCTCTCACGAGATGATCTTACTTCCGAGATCCCTGACTTCATCCAACTCGCAGAGATTCGACTCCGTAGAGATTTACGCTTGCGGCAAATGCTTACGCAAACATCGGTTACGGCGACCGGTGGAGTCTCGACAATTAACCTCCCTAGTGACTTCCTGCAAGCAAGGGATGTGTACGTTGACTCTGACCCCGATTTCCCTATTACGTTCGCAACGCCGAGCATCTTTATTCGGAACGGTAGGACGAACCAAAGTGGTGTACCGGCTTTCTATACCATCCTTGGGTCTACGATTCAGTTTGCCCCAATTCCTGACAGCGATTACACGATCAAGATCCTGTACTACACCGCCCCTGCGTTTCTTTCTACAAGCAACACGACAAATCTCTGGCTTGCGACCTGTCCGGACGCACTTCTCTATGCGTCATTAGGAGAGGCAGAGCCTTACCTGATGAACGATCCCAGGTTACAGACTTGGGGAACGCTTTATGATCGTGCCATCTTTGCGCTAACAAGATCTGACGAAGAGAGTCAGTATTCAGGTGTGCCGCTTACTATGACGGTGGCAAAGCGATGAGAGTGAACTTTGGTGAGTGGTTACCCGATCAGCCTGGGGTTGCTGGTGCGCTTGTTGAGGCCAAGAATGTCATACCCCAGCAAGTTGGTTACGGGCCATTGCCGACACCTTCTGAGTGGTCTAGTGCTGCCTCTGAGAACCTTAATGCAGTAGTTGCGGCTGCTGCGCCTAATGAAGCAGTAACGGTATTTGCTGGTGGCGACACCAAGTTATTCAAACTCGGTACAAATTTAGCCCTATCCGACGTTTCAAAGTCTGGCGGTTATACAACGCCAACTAACCAAAAATGGAGGTTCTCGCAGTTTGGTAACAAGGTCATAGCGGCCAATGGTGGCGACAGGCTGCAAGGCTATCTCATGGGTACTTCGACACTATTTTCCGACCTTGGAGCTGCCGCGCCAAAGTCAAGATACGTCACAACGGTAAGAGACTTTGTAGTTGCTGGGTTCAATAACGGATCTACGATCTACCCAAACAGGGTGGAATGGTGCGCTTTGGGTGATGAAACCAGTTGGACACCTTCCGCCACAACGCAAGCGGATTACCAGGACATTCCGGATGGCGGGCATGTTAAGGGTTTGACGGGCGGTGAGTTTGGCATTGTCTTTTTAGATCGCGCAATCGTCCGAATGTCTTATGTTGGAAGCCCGCTTGTGTTTCAGTTCGACACAATCTCAAGGGGGCTTGGTTGCATGGAGCCCAACTCAGTCATTCAGTATGTTGGGTCAAGTTTCTTCCTGTCCGATGACGGGTTTTATGTCACAAACGGGCAAGAGGTTAAGTCTATTTCAGTTGAAAAAGTTGATCGTTGGTTTTTCAACACGGCTGATATATCGCAGTTATCAAGCATGTCTGCTGCGGTAGACCCTCTTAAGAATCTTGTCATCTGGTGTTTCAAAACAGTCAACCAAACGACAGCGCTATTGATCTACAACTTTAACCTTAGCAAATGGTCTTGGGGTGAGGCTAATGTCAGCACGATTGCTTCTTCGACTGCGATCAGTACAACATCTTCGTCTGGCTTAACGCTTGAACAGCTCGATGCTTTTGGGAGCCTTGATGCGTTACCTGCAAGCCTTGATTCGTTTGGCTACACGGTTACATCTACTGCTAACTCATTGACAGGAACGATAGGGGCAAAAATTGCCGCATTTCAAGGATTGCCATTGACTGCAAACATTGTCACGCCAGATTTATCGTTAAACGACAATCCTTCTGTTGTTACGCTCATAAAACCTGTGATTGATACAGGATCTTGCTCCGTGCAGATCAATTCTCGCAGGCGATTGAACCAGCAGACAGACTTTACGGGCAGCACATATACAGCAAACAGCGACAATCGTATTGGGTTGCGATCATCGGGAACTTATCATCGGCTAAAGACTATTCCGTCTGGGGTATGGACTTCTGCGGTTGGGCTTGATGTAACGATTGTTCCGCAGGGGTTGAGATGATATTTCGGACGCTACCTCCTTTTGGTGGCGACCAAAGAGCTGTTGCCGAAATTGTCCGCAACATCATGGACGGTAAGACCAACAACACCGGAACGGTAACGCTTGCCACAGGAAACGCCACCACATCCACGATTACAGACGCGAGAATAGGGATAGAGAGCAAGATCATTCTCATACCATACTCTGCTGCCGCCTATGTGAGTGGATTGCCTTTCGGTTCGTTTTACGACCTCAACGACCAAACAGCAGCAAGCACGACTGCATCGTATGCGGTTACGTTTTCAAACACTGACTTAAGCAACAACGTTTATCTTTCCAACTCTAGTCGAATCAATGTTAGGGCGGCAGGAAAGTACAACCTTCAGTTTTCTGTGCAGTTTGCAAACGCTGATACGCAGATCCAGGACGCTGACCTATGGTTGAGAAAAAACGGTACAGATCTAGCAAACTCTAATTCGCAGTTCTCGATTCCTAATTCTCACGGTGGCACAGACGGGCATTTGATCGCAGCGTTGAATCTTTTTGTTGATCTTGCGGCTAATGACTACGTTGAGCTTATCTGGGCTGCGACAAGTACACAGGTGAGACTGGAATACATCGGAACACAGTCAAGTCCAACAAGACCGGCAACGCCATCAGTCATTTTGACGATGCAACACATTTCAGACGGGCCATTGATTTACGTTTCTAGCGTGACGAATGGCAGCGCAACGATTACGCATTACCCAAATTCAACATCAGACATGACCTATGGGTATGTGGTGGTTGGATGAATGCAAGATACATCAAGCCAGATGAACTTAGAAAGATATGGCCGTTTGTTAGGTCTGGGCTGGAGACCATTCTCAAGAAAAGCCCTGAGCAGTGGATACCGGAGGACATTTACGCAGACTGTTTTGCACAGCGATCGCTTCTTTGGATGTACTTTGAGGACAGTTATCCTTGCGGGTTTGTTGTTCTTCAGCCTATGGGCGATAATTTGCATATTTGGTGCGCTTATGGCAAGGGAGATTTTGATGCAGGCATGGATCATGTTCTCTTGGTTGCGAGAGAAGGTGGCGCAAGGACTATCAGCTTTGATTCTTGGCGTAAAGGCTGGGATCGCAAGGCTAAGGCGTTAGGTTTTAGACCACGCAAGTGGGTTAGAGAGGTTTGATATGGCAGGTGGATCGACAAATACGGTTACAAGGACGGAACTTGATCCGACCATGCGACCATATGTGCAGTATGGCTTAGGCGAGGCGCAGAGGCTTTATCAGCAAGGTGCTCCTGAATACTACACAGGACAGACCTTTGTTGGCCCGTCTCAACAGACGCAAACTGCACTTGCTGCTGCCCAGCAAAGAGCGATGCAAGGTAACCCGCTGGTTCCTTTGGCGCAACAACAGCTAGCATCAACGATCTCTGGTGGCTACTTGCAGAACCCTTATTTGGCATCTGCGCTAAAACCAGGATTCGAGGCAGCAACAACGCAGTATCAGGATGCAATCAATCAGATGAGGTCAAGGGCATCTCAATCTGGTCGATATGGCATGAACGAAGCGTTGATGTCCCAAGAGCAACGCGCACAAAATGCACTAGCTAATGCGTTAGCTAATCAAGCAGGAACGCTTGGGTATCAGGGTTACGAAGCAGAACGCCAACGTCAACAGGCAGCAATTGGCGCTGCGCCAGGTTTAGCCGCGCAAGATTACACTGACATCCAGCAGTTAGCGAATGTTGGGCAAACGGCAGAAGCCTATCAGCAGGCCGCGCTACAAGACCAAATTGCAAGATTCAATTACGCTCAACAAGCACCATATGCGGCACTGCAATCGTTCTTATCGAGCGCTTACGGAGCACCAATGGGTATGCAGACGACTGCTCCGTCTTACTCTAATCCGTTGACAGGTGTACTTGGTGCAGCATTAGCAGGAAAGGCTTTGTTGTCGTGAGCGGCGTAGAACCAATTATTGCAGCCGAGGTTATTGGTTCCACCGCTGCTGCTGGTGCAGCCGAGGCCGCTGCTGCTGCCGCTGCCGCTGAAATGGCTACTGCTGCTGCCGCTTCTCAAGCCGCTGCATCTGCTGGTACTGCTGCCGCTGCTGCTGGTACTGCCAACCCATTTTTAGCGACTGCATACGGTTCATTACCAGGTATGACTATGGGCTCACAGCAGGCGGCAATGCTTGCAGCACAGACAGGTGAGTTTGGTATTCCTGGGTTAATGTCTACGGGCGGGTCTGCGACTTATGCGGGTGCTGGCGGGCCATTGGCAAAGCTAGCGTTTTCTCAAACCAATCCTGCTGCTATGCGGATGGGTATGCAAGGTATAAACCTTATGCAGCAATCAGCACCACAAGCAGCACCTGCTCCTGGTATCAAGCGAGGTCAACAGATGCAAGCGGTTAACTTTGCAGACCTGATGGCGCAACCGATACAACGCAAGCGCATCTCTCTGTTGTGAGGGCAAGATGGACGAATACTTAGCTCGATTGTTTGGAAGCCAACCATCCTACATGGGGCAACTCATGGGGGCAGAGGACGCAGAGCGACTCCGCCAAGAAGCACAGCGTCAGGGTTTGTTAGGGACGGGCATCGGTTTGCTTATGGCTTCTGGGCCTTCTGCACAGCGTCAGAACATCGGGCAGATCATCGGTCAGGGTTTGATGTCAGGACAGCAAGCCTACCGTGGTGCTATGCAGCAGGCAGTGCAAGACAAGATGATGGGCTTGCAGCTTGCTGAGATGACTCGCAAACAACAAGCAATGGAAACCGCTAGAAAAGAGTTGCCTAGGCTTGTGCAAACCACTGAAATACCTGGAGCACAGATTCCTCTTCCGGTTCCAATGGATGAAGAAGGCAACGTTATGCCAGAAGCGCGTATGCCTGGGCAGATTACGCGAGCAATTAACTTGCAATCTGCTGCCGCGCTTCGTCAAGTGTTAGATCCTAAGCAATACGCAGACCTAATAAAGGCCGCAGAAACAGAGATTGGTATTAACGCGCCACAGTACAAGATAATTGGTAATCAGGTCGTTGCTATCACGCCAAACCAAGAGCCAAGAGTAGTATTTTCTGGCGAAAAAAATCTTACATTCCAATCAGTTGACGGGAAGGTTGTTGGTTTAGACCCAACTACAGGCCAAAAAGTTGTAGAGCATAAAATCGGTGGCAAAACTGGCTTAAACGAGATTGGTAGAGTTTACGCCGCCGTTAGGTTCCCTGGTGTAGATGAGGCAAATCTTAGCGGAGAGCAATTGGCCGAGGCTTTCAATTACTCGCAAATGCCAAATGCTATTGATGCAGCAAACGCTGCTCAAAACAACTTACGATTGCAAGCAGAAACCGGCTTAACTGGGCCAGCACCTCAAGCTAGACCGGCTCTTGTAGCTCCGGCCAGGCAAGTCCCGCAGGTAGCACCGCAAGTTACTCCTCAAATTGCACCTCAAGCCACTAGGCAAGCACAGCCTGCGCCGCAACCAGTTGCACAGCCTGCGCCAACACAAACCGCCCCACAACAAGCATTGCAAGCCCCTGTTTCTGGGGAACCTGCTTACACGCAATCAACGGTAGAAAATCCAACGGTCGTTAATCCTGCTATCCCGTTAAAAACTCGTAATGAGTTTAAGTCTAAGCAACCGCAAGCAATGAGTGCAACGGTATCAATGCTCAGGACTTATCGAGACACGCAGAACGACATTAGAAACCTGATTAACAATGACGCTGGTTTGAGGGCAGCTTCTGGGTTTGGCGGCGAGTTGGTTTCTGCTGTCCCTGGTACTCAAGCAGCAAACGCAAAAGCAATTCTTGATAAGCTAAAAAATCGTAGTTTTGTAGCCAACATTAATGAAATGAGAGCCGCTTCCCCAACGGGTGCTGCTGTTGGCGCGGTTACAGAGCGAGAAGGGGCGAGGTTTGAAAACCTCATTGCTAGCCTATCTCAAGCCCAAACATACGACCAGCTTAAAAGACAGTTGGTTGAGTTGGATAACTTCTTGTTAGAAACGTCTGGTGCTACCAAAAACGCTTACGAACAAGATTTTGGGCGAAACCAAACGATCAATAGTATTTTCTCGCAAATGCCAAAGGCTTTGACGCAGCAGCAAATTACCCCTGGCGATCTTGGTAGTGCTGCGAGACAAGAGCTTGAGAGAAGAAAGCAAAGGAAATAGTGATGGCTATTGATCTAAGCAAGCTATCAGATGCAGACCTTGAAGCGTTAGCCAATAACGACCTATCTAAGGTTTCTGATGCCGGTCTTAAGTACATTGCTAGACAACAACCAGTAGATAGGCCTATAGAAGAACGTGTCTCTCGTATACCTGGGCTTGTGGCTAGAGGTATGGCCCCTTCAATGATGGGTGCTGCTCTTGGTGCTCCTCTTGGCCCTGTAGGGATGCTTGCTGGATCTTTAGCCGTTCCTGCTGCTGAGTTAACTTCACAGGCTTATAACGCGATAGTCCCAGAGGAATACCAGTTAAAAGTAACACCTTCTCAAGCTATTTCTAACCTGCTTACGCAGATTGGTTTACCGCAGCCGGAAACAACGCCAGAACGCATGATTACGCAAGGTTCTAGCGCGTTAGGCGGTACAGCGGCATCAATCCCTGGGTTTATGCGCTTAGGTCAGGTTGCGGCAACTCCAACAGGCAGAGCGGTTTCTACGCAAATGGCCGCCGCCCCAGGTTCTCAAATGGTTGCCGCTCCTGTAGGTGCTGCAACAGGCGAAGCTGTAGAGAGCGCAACAGATTCGCCTCTTGCTGGCATGTTTGCCAATATTGTTGCTGGCGGTTTAGCAGGAGCAAGGCGTGGAGAAAAACCTTCTGTCCCGACAAGAGAGTCTGTCAAAGACGCTGCCAGGGCAGCATACGAGGTTGCTACGTCTGCTGGCGTTATCGTGCAGCCTAATAGCTTCCAAAAGCGTTTAAGCGACATTGAGACCACGGTTAAGTCTGCTGGTTTTGACGCAGACCTGCATCCTAAAGTCGCTGCTGTTTTAAGGCGTTTCCAGAATGAAGGCCAAACGCCAAAGACATTAGACGAGTTAGAAATTTTAAGGCGTGTTGCAAACAGTGCTGCTGGATCTCTTGAAAAAGACGAGCGCAGGCTTGGCCGAATGATTATTTCTAAGCTAGATGATTACGTTGAGAACCTTGGTCAGGCTGACTTGATTGGTGGTAATGCGGCTGCTGGATCTACTGCGTTAAAAACAGCAAGGAATTTGTGGTCAAGAAGCGTCAAGACGGAAACCTTAGACGACATCATTGAGAAGGCAACGACTTCGGCTTCTCAGTATTCTCAGTCAGGCATGGAAAACGCGCTTAGAACGCAGTTCAGGCAATTGGCAAACAACAAAAACAGGTTGAGCCAATTCAATAGCGAAGAACAAGCGGCTATCAAGTACGTTGCTCGTGGTGGCGACATACAGAACGTCCTTAGATACCTTGGCAAGCTAGCCCCGACAGGTGTTGTATCTGGTGGCTTATCTACTGGCGCAGGCTATTTGTTTGGTGGGCCTCTTGGTGCAGCCGTTCTTCCTACGGTTGGAGCGGCATCTAGGTTTGGTGCAGAACGAATGATGCAGCAGAACGTAGAAAATTTACGCAATCAGGTGCTTATGGGTAGGCAAATAGGCCGAGGAACGCCTACAATCTACAGTACGCCAGCAGCAATGCGCGGCTTGCTGTATTCGAATCAAGAGGCTGAGTAATGGCTAAGACGAAAATAAGTGAGTTTTCCTCAACTCCAGGCAATAACACCGACATAGACGGTATCGACATTGCCGAGGGTTGTGCGCCTAGTAACATCAACAACGCTATTCGGGAGTTGATGAGTCAGCTTAAGAACCAACAAGCTGGACTCGATGGCGACACCTTCACGGTCTCAGATGTTTTAGCGGTTCAAGGTGTAGCTGCAAACGCAGGACGGGTCAGGATTGGTGAGGACTCAGACAACGGCTCCGACTACATTGAGTTGAGAGCGCCTGCTTCTTTGGCAGCGAACGTCACTTTTGTCTTACCATCTGCTGATGGGTCTGCCAATGCAGTGCTGGCAACGGATGGTTCTGGGAATCTGTCGTTCTCAACGTCAACAGGAACGGGTAATGTTGTCAGGGCTACATCCCCAACGCTCACAACTCCCAATCTTGGAACGCCTTCGACGGTCACGCTGACGAACGCTACAGGGCTGCCTGTATCAACTGGTATATCTGGACTTGGCACAGGTGTAGCCACTGCGCTTGCGGTCAATGTAGGTTCTTCTGGAGCCTTTACAACGTTTGGTGGTGCGATGGGTACACCATCAAGCATCACGCTCACTAACGCCACGGGGATGCCTTTATCTGGCGTGACTGGCTTAGGCACGAACGTTGCCACTGCGCTTGGCATAGCGGTTGGCTCTGCTGGAGCGTTTGTAACCACAACGGGATCTGGTGCTAGCGGAAGTTGGAATATTAACGCCGCAACCGTTACAGATGGTGTTTATACGTCTGGGTCTTACGCAGATCCTGCGTGGATTACTTCGCTGTCTACGTCTAAGTTAAGCGGGTCAATCCCGATCTCGGCTGGTGGTACAGGTCAAAGCGATAAGACATCGGCGTTTGACGCGCTTTCTCCGACGACAACCAAAGGCGACATCATTGCCAATTCTGGAACCAGTAATATTAGGGTTCCTGTTGGCGCTGACGGTCAGATTCTTGTTGCAGACAGTACACAGACTTCCGGTGTTAAGTGGACAACAGTATCAGGCGCTGGAACGGTTACGTCGGTAGGCATAACGCCACCTGCGTTTTTAACGGCAGGAGCTCCGGTTACCAGTGCAGGGAACATAACCCTCACCTATTCTGGAACGGCCATCCCAATTTCATCTGGTGGTACTGGGCTTACAGGATTAGGGACTGCTGGTCAGGTTTTGAAAGTCAACGCTGGCGGGACTGCTCTTGAATACGGTACGGCAATAAGTAGTGGTGATGTAACCGGCCCTGCCTCTTCTGTTGATAACCAAATTGTTACTTTTAGCGGTACAACAGGAAAATCTCTTCAAGCAGCAACAACAACGGGTCTTTTGAAAGCTACGTCTGGTGTTATTGCTGCTGCCGCTGCGGGGTCGGATTACATTGCACCTAATGGCGCATTAGGCACACCATCGTCGGCTAATTTGGTAAATGCTACTGGTTACCCTGTTGCTTCTTTGAGTGGTTTAGGCACTGATGTCGCTACGGCGTTGTCGAACACGATAGGCACTGCTGGAGCGCCTGTTGTTTTTGGTGGCGCACTTGGGCAACCACTTTCTGCTGATCTTTCTTTTGCAGTCAACCTTCCTATTGCGTCGGGTGTTTCCGGCCTCGGCACAGGCATAGCTACTGCACTTACAAAAAACACGGGAACCGCTGGCGCTCCAGTGCTTTTTAATGGTGCTCTTGGAACCCCAACGTCGGGTGTGCTCACCAACGCAACAGGTTTACCTCTTACGACGGGAACGACAGGCACTCTGCCAACAAGTAAAGGCGGAACCGGTCTAACGAGTATTGGAACCGCTAATCAAGTAATTAGGGTAAACAGCGGTGCTACAGCTCTTGAGTACGCAACTCTGACGGCGGGTGATGTTAACGGCCCTGCTAGCTCGACGGACAATGCAATTGTTCGTTTCGACTCAACGACAGGCAAGTTACTTCAAAACTCATCCGCAACCATTACCGACACGGGGCAGGCATCTTTTGTTGGTTACGCTCAGGTTTTAGCAAACACAGGAGCAGGGACTCCTGGTTATCTTGAGTTGCAGTCTAACAACTCAGGGACAGGCACAAAAACGCTTCGTATTCAGCCGAGTGCTGCTGCCACAACGTCTACACAGACTTATACTTTCCCAACTTCTTACGGTTCAAGCGGACAATATTTACAGTCTGACGGTGCTGGTAATTTAACCTGGGCAACGGTCACAACTGGCGCGGTTACGCCTTACTCAAGCGTTAATTATTCCGGTGATGGAACAACAACAACGTACAACACGGGCGTAACTGGTATCACAGTCAATAACGTGCTTGTGCTTGAAAACGGTGTCGCTCAGTTACCAACGACTGATTACACGGTATCGGGGACTAATGTTGTTTTCACAACAGCCCCAGCTAGCGGTGTGCTCATCCAGATCAGATACCTTGCTGGCGGTGGCTCTGGAACAGTCACATCTATTGATCTTTCCGGCGGTACGACTGGCCTTACAACATCTGGCGGGCCCATTACTGCAAGTGGAACGATTACGCTCGCAGGCACACTTGCAGCGGCCAATGGAGGCACTGGACAGACAACCTACACGAACGGCCAGTTACTTATTGGTAACGCTTCTGGCGGTCTAAGCAAGGCTACTCTAACGGCAGGCTCTAACGTAACCATCACAAACGGCGATGGCGCGATTACGATTGCTGCTAGTGGCGGGGGTAGTTCTGTATCGGTATCTGATGAAGGTACTCAAATAACTTCCGCAGTGACCAGTTTTAATTTTACTGGAGCAGGCGTTACCGCTACAGCATCAACCGGAGCAGTAACAGTAAACATCCCAGGAGGCGGCGGTAGCGGCGGTGGTCTTACTTGGCAGTCTGTGCAATCCACAGGATTTACTGCTGTTGCAGGTAATGCTTATCCGTGTAATACGACTTCCGGAGCGTTTACCGTCACGCTACCTGCATCTCCAAGCGCAGGTCAACAGGTTCAGTTGTTGGATTACGCTGGAACATGGGGGATAAACAATCTGACGGTGGCAAGAAACGGAAATAATATCAACGGAGCTACAAACAATTCTGTTTTGACGACAACTAGGGGGGCTGTAACGCTTACCTATGTTGATGCAACGCAGGGATGGGTTGGATCTGATGCTTTTGGTGTTAGTACATTAAACATACCAGTACAGTTTTTATTGGTTGCTGGTGGCGGGGCAGGCGGCCCTTCAGGAAACTCCGCTGGTGGCGGTGGTGGCGGGGCAGGTGGTTTAATTGAAAGTTCCTTTGGCGCGGGTAGTGGGCAAACTTACACCATCACGGTTGGCGCTGGCGGAACAAGCACTTCATCTTCTAATACAAATGGTTCTAATTCTGTTCTCGCTGCTAATACTTGTATTGGTGGCGGCAAAGGAGGTGGTTGGCCGTCGACACCTGTCAGTGCTAGTAATGGTGGTTCAGGTGGCGGCGCTGGTTACGGAAACCAGGGGACGCGAGGGCTAGGAACGGCTGGTCAAGGTAATGACGGTGGAACTGGTATAAGTTCTGGCAATTATCCAGGCGGCGGAGGCGGTGGCGCTACAAGCATCGGGGGGAATGCCTCTACAAATGTTGGCGGAAATGGTGGTACGGGCTACACGACATCAATTTCGGGTTCCTCCCTTAGTTATGCTGGAGGTGGTGGTGCAGGCGTTTGGACTGGAACTGCTGGAACCGGTGGCTCAGGCGTTGGTGGTAATGGATCAAATTCAGGCGCAGGCTCCGCTGCGTCACCAGCAAATAGAGGCGGCGGGGGTGGCGGCGGAACAGCAGTTGGTACATCCCCATCAGCAGGAGGAAATGGGTCATCCGGCGTTGTAATATTGAAAATACCCTCCGCATACACCGCAACTTTTTCTGGTGGTGTTACGTCAAGTTTGTCTACGGCGGTTTCAGGGTACAAAATTTACACTGTCACAGCAACATCCACGACCTCAGAAACGGTCACATTTAGCTGAGGATAAACATGGCTCACTTTGCAAAAATAGATAATCTGGGCGTGGTTGTATTCGTTACCGTCGGGCGTGATGAGGATGATGGCAAAGAATTAGAGTTATGCGCTAGAACGGGTGATACCTATCGTCAGACCTCATACAACACAAGAGGCGGGATTCACTACGATCCAGTAACTGGCGAACCGTCAGCGGATCAATCTAAAGCCTTTCGAAAAAACTATGCAGGAATAGGCTATCGGTATGACATAGACCGCGATGCTTTTATACCGCCAAAACCCTATCCATCTTGGCTGCTGAACGAACAAACCTGCCTATGGGATCCGCCAGTAGCGATGCCTGATGACGGGAAGCTGTATCAGTGGGATGAAGCAACAACAAGTTGGGTGGAGGTTTAGTTATGACCACTAGGATCACAGGCAACAATATCAGTCAGTTTCAGGCGGGGGTACTTAACAGCGCTGTGCAACTGAACCTTATCAACGCAAAAGAAAAGGTTACTGTTAGTGGCGTTGGTACTGGTGGAACGGCGATTATCAATCTCATCACTCAAAGTATCCTATACAACAACTCCAATGCCTCATCTAATTTTGTTGTAAATATTCGCGGAGATGGAAGCACAACACTCAATTCTCTGTTGAGCAATGGCGAGTCAATTACTTGTTGCCTGCTTAACACGAACGGCACGACTGCTTACTACGCTACTCAAATCCAAGTTGATGGGACGACCAGTGGTGTAACACCAAAATGGCAGACAGCAGTTCCATCATCGGGTAACGCAAGTGCCATTGATGTTTATTCGTTCACGGTCATTAAGACTGCATCGGCGACGTTCACGGTGCTTGCTTCTCAAACTAGGTTTGTCTGATGCCTTCCATCGGAACAAGAGGGTCGATCTCAGCTAGAGGCTTAGGCTTTACTGGCGGCAGTGTGTTGACTGTCTACTCGTTTCCTTCTGGTACGACTACATTCACTGTGCCTTCTGGTGTGACATCCCTTGTGAGTGTTGTTGGCAGGGGGCAAAACGGTACTGCTGCATATTGGTCATCAAATGATTACGCCTGCGTTGCATGGGTAAACACTTACCCGACTGTAAATTTTAACGGCACAGAATCGCAAACCTGGAGCGCTTTATATACAAAAATTGTAAATTTTAGGTCGCAAATTAACGCTAGCGGGAGTGGACAAAGAACCATTTCTATCCCAAGATACACTTTCAACATGGGCAATGATGCCGCTGCTAGTAATTTAGGTTTTGCCAACGAATATTCCACGACTTACACAGTTCGCAATACTGCAAATTTTGCTTACTACAACAACCCACCCTCATCCGGTCAGATTTTATATAGTCAATTTTCGACTTATCAGAGCAGGGGTTACTACATGATCGGGCTTGAGTTTTTAACTCCAGCAACAAATGGATCTAACACAACAGGATTTGGGTTAACCTTTGCTGGAGGTGTTGGTGGTGCTGCAACAACTCAGACATATAATAGCGTCAGCGTCACCCCAGGGCAGACTTACACTATCGTCAACAGCGGCTCACTAACCATTTCTTACTATGTCTCCTGAGCAAAAAAGCGACCTAATCACTGAAGCTGCAAAGGCTACGCCTCCCGTGGTTATTACGACAGCCGTGACGGTAGGTGGACTAACCTTAAACGAATGGGTTGCTGTTGCTACCTTGATCTACATTGTGTTACAATCCGGCTGGCTTGTCTGGAAGTGGTTTCACGCTATAAAAGACAAGAAGAATGAAGCACAATCTTCCGATAGTTAAAGTAGTTTGGGAAGATGCCTGCCACGACACTTTGGGTTGGGGTGATAGCCCAGAGAAAGCCAAGGACTTTCAAGTCCCGCTTGTTGTCTCAATAGGATTCTTGCTAGCAGAGACCAAGCAGGGCGTGAAAATTTGTCAGTCATTTACTGACGACTCAATTGCTCAGTCTCTGGTCATCCCGCGAAAGATGATCCAGAGCATAGAGCGCGGAGCTTGGCGGTGCGTAAAAAGTCAGAAGATGAAGAGTTCATCGCAGTCTGGAAAGAACTAGGAAGCCCAACAAAAATCTCAGACCGTATTGGTCTTACCCTTCGGAATGTGTACGAGCGACGAAGGGCAATCGAGAAGAAATACAACATCCTTTTGCCCACAAAAGACGCTCGTTTTACGCTACCTGAAAATCGCAAGCGAGCGACGTTAGAAACGGAAGGCTATGTGAT